TTGGCCACACATATAAAATCAATAAAATATGTGAAATGCAAAGATGTTTATGATATAGAGGTTAAAGATTATCATAATTATATTATAAATGCTGGATATGACTTTATTGTTCATAATTCCACAAAAACTTGGTCAATTTTAGAAATTTTAATCATTCGGGCACAAAAAGGCTCTTATGTCAATGTAATCGGTTTGACTTATAAGCATTTGAGCCTTGGTGTTATCCGCGACACGCGGTTGATTTGCCGGATGATGAACATTCCATGGTCAGAATACTACAAATCCACTGAGCATGTCTTGAATTTCCCCGGCGGCGGCCAAATCAACTTTCTGTCTATTGATAAGATAGACACGGCGCATGGTATTCGTTCCGGAGACTTGTATATCAACGAGTGCAATTATCAATCGTGGGAAATCGTTGATCAGCTTATATCGCGAACCTCGGGTCTTGTATTCCTTGACTGCAATCCGTCAAAGAAGTTCTGGATTGTAGATAAGATACTTGAAAATCCCGCCTACAAAGGCATTGCCTACGAAGATATAAGCACTTATAAAGACAATCCGGCGCTTGCCCCGAACACAATACATGCTATTGAATCCCACGATAGAAACTCAAACTGGTGGCGCGTCTATGGACTTGGGGAATGGGGCGCGCACGAGGGGCTGGTGTTCCACAATGTTAAAATGGGGGAAATGCCTGCCGAATTCAGAGATAAATACCGGCAACGATTCGGGATTGACTGGGGATTCGCAGCTGATGCGTTTGCGTTTGTCAGTGGGTATGTCGTGGAAAAGAATCTGTATCTTACCGATGAGCTGTATATGCACCACGCCCTGAATAAGGATACTGCTCCGCTGGTAAAGGAAATGGCTGGACATAAAAAGATTATCTGCGACTCTGCCCGCCCCGAGGCAATAGAAGAGTTTCGGTTGATTTATGGATTGAACTGCGAGGCTGCCAAAAAGCCGAAAGGCTCGGTGGAAGGTGGATACCAGACACTGCAATCTTTTGATAACATATACATTGCACCAGAATGCAAGAATCTATACCGAGAATTTACATCGCTTGAATACCACAAAGATAAAAGGACGGGCGAATTCACATCTGAAATTGCAAAAGGGCAAGACGATCATGGCATCGACGGGGTCAGATATATGATAGAAGACATCACTTTGACAAAGAAAAGCATCCGCGGAATGTTTCTAAACATTCCAAGTGCGGACATAAAAGAAACGATTGACAAGGATAATTTATCACTCCAACCTGATTTATCGTTAAAGAGCTTTTTGTTATAATTGACTTTTTAACAAAAAATAGTATTATAGAGCAAAGGACTTTTATATGGCAAATAAACTTATGAATTCTTTCAAGAATGTTCCGGTATTTGATGAAGAGTCAAACCCACTGGAAAACGCAATTCAAACAGAACAGAAACGAATTATATCAAAATACTTTACAAAATCCGGTCGGACGCTGGCATTGAAAGACGACGCGCCGGCATTCTTATCTAACTTTACAATCGCCAATCTTGACCCAGCAACCGTTAAATTCCCGGGCTATCCTTTCTTAATGAGCCTGACACAAAACCCTTTGATTCGCAACGGGGTGCAACGCATTGCTAACGATATGACAAAACGCTGGGGCGCGCTGACAACCGATGATGACACAAAGAAAGACAGAATTGACCTGATTGAGAAAAAATTACAATCACTTTATGTCCGCGAAAGATTCAAACAAGCGCAAGTCGCCAATGGATACTACGGGGGCGCGCTGATTTACATTGAGGTATTGAACGAAGACGGAACGGAGCCATCTGACGAAGAGTTAAAATTACCAATCTGGGATGATTCCAATTTAGAATTCGCAGCAATAAAGCTAGCCGGCAAGACAATCAATCGCCTGAAAGTAATTGAGCCGTGGAACTTTACAGCCCTTGGATATAATACCACGGACCCAACCCACAAAGACTTTTACGAGCCGACCTATTATACGGTGCTGGGAAAACAAATCCACGCGTCAAGATTCCTTCGTATAAGAGAAAACTACTGCCCACAGATACTTGCGCCAATTTATAACTTTCTTGGAATTCCGACAGCCCAGCTGGCCTTTGATTATGCCTATGGATTTGAATCATCAAGAAAATCAATCGTCAAATTGATAACAAAATACTCCCTGACTATATTCGGCACGGATATAAAGCCTGACGAAAATTCAACAAATCCGCTGTCTTTTATCCAAAAGCGTATAGATGCGATTGCAAAGTTCAGAAACAATAATAGCATGGTAGTCTATGATAAGGAAACTGAAGAGCTCAATCAAATAAACACACCTATATCGGGATTAGAATCTCTGTGGATGAAGAACCTTGAATTGATGACAATCCCGTTCCAGCTGCCTATTGTGAAGCTTTTGGGTAGCTCGCCGTCAGGATTCAGCACCGGCGATACCGAATTGACCAATTATTATGATGCAATTTCTACAAATCAGGTCGCTGTCTTTGATACCGAATACACGAAGCTTGCGCAGATGATAAACTATACAATTCCGCAAGAAAATCGCAATTATGCAGACACAATGGACATTGGAGTTATGTGGAACCCAATCAAAACGATGTCGGACAAGGAAATCGCCGAAGTCAATAAACTGAATGTAGATACTGATGTTCAGCTTGTTTCTGCAAACATTATAAGTGCAGGCGAGGCGCGCGATAGATTGGCAAAGTCTGACAAGTCGGAATACAACGGCATTGACCCTGAACTTGTTCCTGAAATCCCAGATGAGCCCGATCCGTTTGCCGACCCGATAGAGGAAGAAAAAGACAAGGGCGGCTTGTTTGGGATGTTCAAAAAGAGCGAGAAGTAATAGATGGCCAAGAAAGACATCTTGAATGTAGCAATCAAGAATCCGGCGTTTATTGTGGAATATAATCAAAAGCTGCGGAATCTGATAACGAAGTATTATGATGATGTCAAGTCGGTCGTTGATAAGAATTATTATTCGGACCCGAAAAAACTGGACTTTGTGGCTATATTTCAAGAAGTCGCAAAGAAAAATTCCAAGTTAAAGTCTGAATTAGCCACGTTGCCAGATTCGTTTTTTAACAAAAGATTGAAGTCCATAGGGTTTAATCTTGAAAAAAGCATAAAGCAGGCGGTGGTAAAACAGGCAGAAAAAGCCAAAACATACACGACCGCGTCTGGCGAAAAGAAAATGGCTGTAATTCCAGCGATTAAATTCACAGCGACCCGCGAAGAGCGAGCGTTTATGAGAGCGGCAGCCGAACAGAATGCATCCCTGATTAAATCAATCGGGGAAGATAGCATAAACAGAGCGTCAAATGCTATTGCCGGTTCAATCCAACGCGGGGGCAGTAGGGCTGAATTATTTGAAGACTTGGCCAAAGGGTATGGAATAACAAAACGGCGCGCAGCATTGATCGCAATTGATCAGGGCAACAAGATAACCGAACAGCTTGCAATTCATAAGATGCAATCTGCGGGAATAAAACAAGGGGTGTGGATTCACTCGCATGGCGATAAAGTCCCGCGCAAGACACACCTTCGGTTTGATGGGAAAGTATTTGACCTTGATAAAGGACTGTACGATTCCCAAGTCGGACGATACGTAAAGCCCGGGGAATTAATAAACTGCACCTGTACGTTCTCTCCGGTCGTGCCAAAAGAATGGTTAATATAATAGCCAGAACAAAGGAAAAAAGAATGAAAAAGACAATATTTGCGCTATTTATGGTTTTAATTGCTGGGCCAGTATTTGCGACAACATACCAAATCGTTGGGGATTCGAAAACCCACACTGATTTTTATAAAGCCGAGAAATATATGGTAAAGGATTTAAAGTGCCAAGGGGCAAGAATATCCGAATATTCAATCCAGTGCATGAAGCCACTGAGTGAAAAAAAGCCATTAAATCAAAAGTGGCCTTCAAAACCATACAAAGTATATAAAATGATAAAATGTTCAACCGAAGCGAAATGCGAAGTATATAGAAAATACAATGCGTTCGTCTTTTTTGATTAAGGAAAAACAATGAGAAACTATACTACAATAACAGATCAAGCTCGCAGAGTATGGACCGACGATAACGGCTGGTTGCGTATTGAAGGCGTGGAACTTACCCGAGAAACAGTGAATAAGTATCTTGGAAAAGAACTTGATCCAGATGGCGTTCAAGGGCTAGAACCAGAAAAGGTTTATAATGTTTATAGAAGCCCCGAAGCATTGGACGGCGCGATTGATGAATTTACAACGATTGACGTCAGCAATGAACACGATATGGATGAGCCAGACAATCATATCATCAGTAAAGGCTCGGTATCATCTGCTGAAATAAAATTAGACAACGGGCAAAAAGTCGTTCAAGGCGACGTTGTTATAAAAGACAAACCAAACATAGAAGCGGTCGCAAAGAAAGTGCTGAATGCGTTTTCTGTTGGATACAAATCTATATTGGACTTTGTGGCCGGCACAACCCCATGGGGCGAGCCATACGATGTTAAAATCGTAAAAATAATCCCGAATCATCTGAAACTGACGAATAACCCACGGGTAAAAACGGCAACCATTACAGATGAGGATTTTCGCAAATTTGACATTTTGGCGAAAAAAGATAATAATAAAACTATCCATAACATAAAGGACACTGATATGAAATTATCACAGATCATGGCAATCTTGAAAAAGAAAACATCCCTGAAAGATGAAGAGATTCAAGAATTGGAAAAAGAAATGGCAGATGCAGACTATGCATCCCGTTTCCGTGCTGCTTTGCAAGAAGCTGGCGTTGAAGAAGAAATGGTTGAAAAAATGATGGCTGCAATCAATCCAATTATTGAAGACATCAAATCGGAAGACGCAGAAGTAGAAAAAGCGACTGCGGCGGAAGAAGGAACTGAAACATCAGAAAACGAACCCGTGGTTGATCCTGTCAAGGAAGAACCGAAAGCCGAAACAGAAGACACCGAAGGCGCATTAGACATTGAAACTATCCGCAAGGAAGCACGCGCTGCCGCTGAACAATACTTCAAAGAATTATCAGCTGCGAAAGAAGAAGTAAAAGATTGCTTTGGCAATATAAAAGTTGCGGATGACGCGACTCCAAAAGATTGGTATAAAGCCGGTTGCAAAATGCTGGGATTGAAAGTTGAGTCTATCAAAGACGAAGACTTGAAAGTTGCATTTACAACTGCCAAGCAAGTCCGTGAAAGCAAACCTGCCAAAAATTCAATGAAAGATGACAAATCAGTAAATACTGGTGTAAAATCAATCGTTGATGCACTCGGCAAAATTAAAGCAAAATAAAAGGATAAAATTATGCCACAAAAGAAAGTATATCAAAATCAAGCCTTTGCCATTCATGGCGGGCAGTCAAATTATTCAGATCCTGAGGTATTTTGCCATCCAACATTCCGTGCGCTCCCGGGCGGCACTCCTGTATTGGTTGGTGGATTCTTTTGGAAAGCCGCAGCTCCTTCTGACGCAAGCTTAGAGTATCAAGACCAAGCTTGGGCACAAGGTTCTGGTTCAGGCGCACCTGATGGATTTGCTGGTTATCAGCCAACATATCAATTAGCATCTAACCTGAGCGGCACATTGACCGTTCCAGCTGGCGCAACAATTTTGGGATTAGAAAAAACTTCCCGCTATGTTGTATTCACTGGAACTGCTCCGACTGTTGGTCAAAAAGCATTCGCTACTTTGGCAACTGGTGCTGTTAAATTCGGTGCTGCTGGTGCAACTATCGTCGGCGCGATTGAAACTAACTTCGTTGTAAAACAAGTTATATCTGGCCAAGCAATAATCAACGGAACAGAAACTGCTGCAACTTATGTTGAAATCAGCAACTTCGGTTCTCTGGCATCCGCTGAATCGTAATCAACAAGAAAGGACAAAAAAATGAAAATGAAGAATCAAATGCTTGAAAAGGGATTCAGCTCGTTAATTGACGAAGCTCCCTATGCATGGTCTGTTGAAAATGGTGAAGTTATCTTGGCTGATGACGATTCATTACCAACATCCATTACAGTAGCAAACATTGGTGTGCCTGCGGAACTTTTAACTAACTTTAATAATAAAGTTATTGAAATTCTGCAATCCAAAACCTCCACGACTGAATTTGCAGGCGAAAGAGTTTTGATTGGCGACTGGACACTGCTGGCTGATAAGTATCGTGAAGAAGAAGCAATCGGACACGTTGCACCTTATTCTGACTTTACCGCTGCCGGTGTATCTGACATGAACAATGTCTGGGTCCGTCGTGCATTCTATCTGTTCCAAACCGTAATTCGTTATGGTGAATTGGAAACAGAAATCAATGCGCGCGCGAAAATCAACCGCATTGCTCAGAAACAAGGCTCTGCTGCAAATACAATCAACCGTTTCTTGAACCGTGCTGAATTGTATGGTATCGCAGGATATGAAATCTATGGATTATTCAACAGCCCATACGTTGGAGCAGCATTGACCCCAGATGCCGATGTCAGCTTGAATACTGACTTGTATCAGATGAACGCTTTGGATATGTATGACAACTTGAACAGATTGTTCTTGGAAATCATTGGCAATTCAGGCGGAACTGTTGATGCAAACTCTAAATTCAGATTAGCATCTTCGCCTCGTATGATTTCTGCAATCAAGTCAAAGCGTAGCAATGCGTTGAACTTGCCAGCGGAAGCAGTATTCGACATGCTTGTAAAGAGCTATCCAAGCTTGAGCTTGGTAATGATGCCAGAATGCGAATCAGCTGCTGGAACTGAAATCTATCTGCGTGTTGAGCAGGTAAACGGAATGGACACTTGCGAAAACATTACCAACTGCATGTTGCGTATTGGCAAAGTTGTTCAGGAATTGAGCTCACAGGCCCAGAAATACACAGCCGGAACCGGTGGAATGAATGTGTATTATGGATTTGCGATTGCCCACATGCTGAATAGTGAATCAGCATCGTAATAAAAACATTGGGCGGTGCAATGCCGCCCTTTCAATAAAACCATAAAAAAGGAGAACTCTTATGGCCAAAAAGAAAATTACTATTGCAGACTTAAATGATGACAGCGTTCAGAACGAAAGCCCAATCATTGAAACAAAAATTGAAAAAGTCGCAGCTCCGAAAGAAACAAAAAAAGTATTTGCATATTGCTGCATCCACGGCGGTATCTTATTCAATTTGTCAACTGGTAAGTTATTCTTGCCATCTGCGAATGAAGTATCGGTAAAAAATCAATTTCTGAATGTGACATTAAATCCAAACAAGTATTCGGTAACTGAAATAACCGAAGCACAGATGAATGAAATCAAACAGAAATATGGCAGCGCGAAGTATTTCACAAACAAGTTTGTGTTCTTTTCCCGCGAAGCCTCGATTTCCAAATCCATGGAAGCCGAATTGTTAAAAATCCGTGGCAAATCGCCATGGGAACAAATGTCAGATGAAGACATTGAAAGATTTGGCGTTAAAAAGAACACCGAAGATTAAAAATGGCATACGAATTTGTTAAATCAGACTTCTTAAAAATCTACCCCCAATTTGCATCGGTTGGGGTAGATTTGTTTGATTTCAACTTATTATTTGCCCAAAAGATAGTCAATTCGTATATTCCCACCACAGAGCCAGATAATTCATTCAAGATTGGGACTTATTATGTTCTGGCATATTTATTGTCATTGAATACCGTAAGCGGCGGAGAAGGCGGAACCGGAATCGTATCCAATGCATCAGAAGGCAGTGTTTCTGTCGCAATGAGTATTCCAGCCTTGGCAAACACATGGTGGGGAAAAAATAACCTAGGATTCACGGCCTTGATGTTCTTGCGTTCCTATACTTGCGGGGGTGCATTTGTATCAGGAAATTTACCGACTGATATAGTAGATGTCTGATGTTTCGTTTTCTTTGAAGAATATAAAAAAGCGCGCTGAGTTCATTCAGAATCTTTCGTCAAAAGCGGCGGAAGTAGGGGTTTTGGAAAATTCCCGCGGGGTTTCAAGGAAAGGCAAGGTATCCAAGCTTGGCGCGGCTGAAATAGCGGCGATTCAATGCAAGGGAACAATAGATAGCGGGCATTACATCCCCCCGCGCGATTATCAGACGCAAGCGTTTGTAGAAAATAGGGATAAGTATAAAAAGATAATCAAAAAGGCGATTCAGAACGGGATAGAGTCGTCAAATGTGTTTATGGTTGTCGGCCAGATTGCGGTAGCTGACCAGAAATTATCGATAAGAAAAATCACGCCGCGCAACGCGCCGTCAACCATAAAAGCAAAAGGCAAAGACTCGCCATTGATTGATACGGGGCATCTGTTAAAATCTTTGGCATATAAGGTGGTTGATAGTGGAAATTAACGTCTTCAGTTTAGCGTCAGCTGCAATACAATCCGTTCATTCAGATAGAGCGGCGACTTTGCATTCTTGGAAATCTGAAACAAAATCAGATACCGGAAAAATTACCCATGTTTATACGGATACAACTATATCAGCGAATGATCAGGCAATCGCTGCGGACAGATTACAACACATTGAAGGGATTGACCAGAGCAAGACTTATCGGAAGATATATCTAACGAGCGCGTCTGGTACGATTTCAATCAAGAAAGGCTATGATGTTATAGAATTTGCCACGACCGAAAAATATAAGATTGAGCAATTACTGGAAGATTGGACATTAAATGGAAGTGGTTCGGCGTGGTGCTGTGTGCTTGGGGTTAGAATATAATGGAAAACATCTATAAATCTTTTATAGCGTTTGTTAAAAAGTTCGGTTATACCGATGCAAATATATGGCGCGCGAATCAAAATGGCGGCCCAATGAATCCGCCTTGTGTTGTTATTGCAATCACTGGCGCGGGAACACCGGACAGCACAAACATAACAAACGATGTTTTGAACAACACGACTCATGTATATTCGCACACTGCAAAAAGAATAGCGACGCTCTCTGTAATGCTTGATTTCTATGGCGAAGGGTCGCTTGATAACGCAAATGCCGCCGCAGTCGCATTTGAAGACATGGTCAATTTTGACATTTTCACAAATAATAGTATAATACCCATTGAATCGAGCGAACCGCAACAATTACCGTTCGTAGGGCAAGATTCGTTGGACTACGACAGATTTCAGATAACTTGTCAGATAAATTATAATCCGGCGGTTATACAGACAACGGACTATTCTACGGAAATAGAGCCGGAGGTTGAAAGAGTTCAGAACATACAATAAAAGGATAAAAAATGCCTGTAAATATGAATAGAATCATAAATATAATTCCGACACTGGTTGAAGCGACCGGCAGCGGATACAAAGAAAGCGGTTTAGTTTTGACCACAGACCAAAGCTTGCCTTACGGGAAAGTCTATACTTTCAAGAGCGCAGACGCTGTTAAAGCATACTTTGGGCCACAAAGCCCATTGGTTGCCGCGGCGGCTGTTTATTTTAACGGGCCGGATAATAAGACCAAAGTTCCATCAGAATTATTGATTTCGTCTTATAACAAGGGAACATCAAAAGCGTGGTTGCGTAGCGCGCAGGTTGAGCAGACCGTCACCGAATTAAAAACAATCAGCGATGGATATATTACATTGGTAATTGACGGCGTTGAAAGTTTTATAAGCGACATTGATTTTAGCGCAGCGGTATCTTATGGTGATATGGCCGCAACAATGCAGGTTGCAATCGCAGCAGTTCATTCAGGATATACGGTTACCTATGATTTGATTCGCAAAGCGTTTGTAATCACTGGCACGACTTCCGAAGAGATTGGATATGCAGTCCTGACCACAGAATCCGCGACAGGAACTGACTTGGCTGTTAGCCTTGGCTTTACTGCCACCGCGGGCGCAGTCGTATCCGAACCATTCGCCGGTTCAAAGACAATCGCCGACATTATGGATCAGATTAGCCTGATGACTGAAAACTGGTTTTCTTTCACGACTGACTGGCAGCCTTTGATTGCCGACAGATTGGAATTCGCGGCGTGGAATACACAAAAATATAGCGGACGCAGATTCTGTTATGTCGCTTACGACATGGACGGGGCGGACTTGGTATCGTCAAGCGCGGCGGACTTCGCCTCTGTTGCAAAAGCAGCGGGATACACCGCAATACTTCCTTTCTACGGGGACTTGACCCATGCAATGTTTGTTTTGGGCTGTGGCGCGTCTGTAAACCGCTCAGAGACCAATGGAAGATATGCACTGGCTGGCAAACACCAGTCTGGATTGACCGTAACCTGTGATAACACCACAGATTTTGACACTTTGATTGCAAAAGGTTATTCTTGCTATGCAGATTTTGCAACGGCCGGCAATTTATTCCGCTGGTTGCAGAATGGCGCGATACTTGGCGATTATAAATGGTTTGACGCTCTGCAAGGGCATGTCTGGCTGAACGATAGCATACAAGTAAATTGTGCAAGCCTGATTGACCAAGTAAAAGCGTTCCCATACAATCAAATGGGTTATTCAATGATTGATTCTGCTTTAACACAGGCGGCAAACGAAGCTATAAACAATGGCGTGGCTGTCAAGGGTGTTATATTATCAGAATCTCAGAAAACCCAGATAATGGCGCAATTAGGGTTTGATATATCCGATGCATTGTTTGCGGCAGGATTTTATAACTATATCGTTTCCCCAAGCGCGGCGGTTCGTGCAGAACGCGGGTCACCGATTGTTAGATTCTACTATAACGATGGCGGAGTTATCCAGAAAATCGATGTAGTCAGCGCGTCAATACAATAAAAAAGGAAAAACAATGTATAATATAACCTCAGCAAATAGCACAGTATCGGCTTTAACACCGGTCGGGTCTATATCTTTTGAAGGATATGCCACCGACAGAAAGTGGGCGCAGGAAGCGATAGAATATATTGAGCGCGAACGCTCAGCCGATGGAAAATTGGTTGTCGCGTTTGTTCCTCAGATTCTTGACATAAAATTCACTTTCAGTGCTGGTTCGCCAACATTGACAAAGCTGGACGCATTGGATCAGGCACAACGTATAGCGCGCGCGCCATTACCAATCCCATCTTTGACTATATCATTGCCGGCATTGGGTAAAAAATTCCAGTGTGTGAATGGAGTTATGGTTGCGAAACCTTTAATCCCGGGCGCGGCAAAGAAATTAGAATCGGTAGAAGTCACATTCACATTTGATGACATTGTGCCTATGCCGTTCTAATACATCGGGGGGTGCTGGCTTCTGGCGGCCGAGTTGTCAAATCTCCTTCGCCCCCCGTCGTCTTAAATAGCAACAAGGAGAAAAGCTATGATAGAACAACACGAATTTTCCCTGAAAAATATAACTGAAACGATTGGCGGCGAAGAGCGCGTGCTTGATTTTGGGAAAGACGAAGATAAGCTTTTCAGATACAAGGACTTTTCTGCGATTCAAGCTGAGCGGTTTGGGATAAAATTATTGGGTTATTTGCCAAAAGATTCCGAAATAAAAGAGATTCAGGAAAATTCAAGCGCATACGATGCATCTATTGTTTCAATAATGAAATCCCCAGAATTCCAAATTTTAACAAATACCGACTGCATAGATTTCTTGAATTCTGAATTGAAGCGGTTTGAGTTGTATAACAAGGCAAAAGATGTTTATGAGCCTTTGGACATTCAAAGAATGGAAAACGGCGAGCAGATAGAAGAAATGGCAACATTTACATATTTGCGCACGAAACTTATGCAGGTGTATTCAAGTTTTTTTACGAAAGGCAATTCATAGAGTTGCCAACGCCAAAAAGCGAAGCCCCGTATAAGACAATCAGTGTTTGTTCATTATTCGCGCAGATAATTTGCGAAAAAATGGCAAATCTGATAGAATTGGAAACGATATACACAATGGCAGATGTATATGTTATGTCAGAAATATGTAGTGTGAATTCTGCCAACATACAAAGTGCAAACAATGGCTGAAACAGTTGATAAATGGTCAATACTTTTAACATTAAAATCCCTTGGCTTTAAGAAAGGGATGGATGAAGTTGCCGATTCAACTAAAACTGCCGAAAAATCCACAAAAAGCTTTACAGACAGCATAAAGGGCCTTGCCATGGCTGGCGGTGCTGTCGTTGGTCTGGGTGCTATACTTAAAACATTTTCGTCAAATGCTTTTGCGATTGATAAACTTTCAACAACGACCGGCGAAAATATAAGAATGTTGCAGGCTTGGAAGACAGCTGCCGAAGACACAGGCGCGAGCGGAGAATCTGTAATTGGGTCTATCAAGGGTATAAATGATGCAATGGGTCGAATACGAACGACTGGGTTTGACCCTATTTTAGTATCAATGGCTAGACTTGGAATTTCCGCGCGCGATGGCAATGGCAGATTAAAGCAAGGTTCGCAAATACTGAAAGAATTCGCACATGCTACCCAAAACATGGATGAACGGACTGCGGGGAACTTTGCTGCCCAATTAGGTATTGATGATGAAACATTTTATGCGATACGCAGAATGGGGTCAAATATAGACTCGATTATTGAAAAAAAGAAAGCTTTGGCCGTCACAACCGCCGAAGACATTCAAAGAAATCGTGAGTGGAAAGAAACTATATCACAATTAAAACAGCTTTGGCAATCACTGGCAAGCACGATTGCCACGACTTTGATTCCTATAATGCGCGGCGTTGCTAATGCATTTGGGTTTATTATGCAATATAAGCCCGTTGTAGAGGCGTTTTTGATTGGAATAGCGGTATTGATAGGCGTTGGAATTGTAAATGCGATATATGCTGCGACAGCCGCTGCGGCCGCCTTTATGGCAACAATATGGCCAATCATTGCGATTGGGGCTGCGATTGGACTTTTGATAAAAGGCATAAGCTATATTAAAGGCAAACTTGCGCCAAATATGGAAAAATTCAATACACCGGTCAATCCGAATGATTCAAGTATGTATAATAACATAAAGGGAACGATGCCGGGGTCAAGAACAACCGCCAATTCTTATGGTGGGGCTGTATCAAATAACACATCAAACACAAAGATTGATACCGTTACTATAAACACGGCCGCGACCGACTCGAAAGGCATCGCCGGGGCGTTCTATGGCGACATGAAAATAATCGGTGCAACAGGGGGGGCTTTCTGATGGCTTTTACTTCTCTCGGGTCTGCTCTTTCTCCGTCAAACTTTCGCGATGTTATCGGCGGAATAACTGGCAATGCCATTTTTGGTAAATGGTCAGTCACGGAATCCGCAAAGAAAAAAGACATTGTCAAAGATTTTTCTTGGGACACATTAAAACAAACGGCTCTTGGAACGGATGCGATTGCGACATTTGATGCGTTTATGAGTTTTGACTTTTCCAAGGAAAATCAGATAACTGAATACCCGATTGAAGGCGGAGGATTCGTTTCTGCAATGAAAGTTAAAAAGCCATCGGAATATGAAGTGATACTGGTAAAAAATGGCATGAACTTTAATTATGCAATGGGTGAATTTATTGATAATCTGAATAGATTCAGGGATGGAATAGACCTTGTGGATGTTATAACCCCATTCAAGACTTATGTCGGGTGCAATGTCTATGCGTCTAAGTATTCCCATTTTCGTGATAAATATAACAATATGCTAGTGGTCACATTAAAAATAAAAGAAATCGCGGAAGGCGTGGTAAGTTCGCAAGGTAAGCCGAGGGCATCTGCAAGCGCAAGTGTTAAAAATACAGGAACAGCCGAAATGACTCCGACTGAGAGTGCAATCCAAACAGCGAATACAACAAGATGACAGAATACCAAATTTCTTTATTGCAAAATTATCCAAATCAAAAATTTGACACGACTTTTGTTTCGTCAAACAAAAATGCCACGATTAAAATATATCAAGTTCAGGAATATACATATTGCGACATTTACATTGACAATGTTTTGTGCTTGGCTGGGTATTGCATGCACGATCGCGTCAAGATAAACTTAAAACGCTGGACACTTTCAGATGAGTATCTTTATTTTGTAGATTTGCAGGGAACAACCGACCCAGATTTCAAACAATATAACATAAGGTATTTACTGGTCTATGGATTTTAGAAACAGATATATTACAGCGAGAATAGATGTAACCGGGAATAATCCCCGGGTGTTCTACATAAACACAGATTCAAAAGGCAAAATACAGACTGATAAACCACAATTGTTCATAGATGTTAAAATGGAAATGCTGGGATTTGATGCTGGCCGCGCGTATATTCGCATTTTTGGTCTTTCCCCAGAAACAATGAAAGCATGTACTGTTATAAACCAGCAAAGCGCAGTATATTTTGGAAACACAATAACCGTATCCGTGAATAATAATGTGTTATTTACGGGGGAAATATTTAGAAGCGTTCCAAATTATTCCGAATCCCCAAATTTATCTTTGGATATAGAATGCTTTACTTCGAGAAATGGATTAAAAAATAGAACAGAATCTTATAAAAATCCGATTGTATATCCAACGATTCCCTTTGAATACTCTGCAAAAACTATTAAAGATGCGTTGCGATATATTGCTGTAACATTATGCGGGTATGATAATAAAGTCCATGATGTATTTGAAGACGAACGAGCGCAGGGACGTAATTATTCATTTGATGGGATGTCTTGTCTTTATCTTCGATCAGACGAGCCTTTACCTTATAGATTGTATATGGTTGGCACACCAAAGGAAAATCTCGACTCATTTTGTAAAAACTTTGGGATTCAGTATTCAATAAGACACATAAATAAGAGTCAAGAATTGTTTTTTTGGCCTATTGGACAAATGATACCAATAGGAGGGGCTGGTGCGACATTCTTTGAGATTTCAACAGAAAAAGGTAATTTATTCGGGTATCCAACAGCAACGATGACCGGCTGTAAGTTAAAATGTGAATTCAATCCAAATATGCAAGTCGGGAACAGTATAACGTTAAAAACTATCGTGCCGGGGCTTTCTAAACAATACGTTATATCAAAGCTTGAAGGTTATATCAGCACCCGCGAAGGTAAATGGGAAGCAGATTTAGAAGGGACTTTATATGCAGAACCTAAATAATACTCTTGGTGGTGTTTTGAATAATCCAACGGTTGAAGAGCAGATAAAATCTATCTGTGATCGGACCCTGTCTTTTATGAATACAATTAAACTATGCAAAATAGTTGAAATCCTTGGAGACAAAAAGTATAAAGTTCAGAACTTGGTTTCAAGAATAACCGCAGATTCAAGTCAGGCCGCGTATGACGAGTTTTACGAAATATACGATGGGCAGGAAATCGGGGGCAATGGCGGGTTTGTTATTGAAAGGAAAGTCGGCGACATTGTAGTTGTCGGATTCTTTGATCGCGAATCCACGCAGCAATTAGAATCTGGCCGCGATGGGGTATTAAAAAGCCGTGCAGTATGCCCGCCATCATCAGGGGTTATCTTGGGCGCAGTTTATTATGGCGCGCCCGAGGTCAATATAACGATAAACAATAACATTGTTCTGAATGGGGACACGGAAATTAACGGAAACACACAGATAAACGGAACAGCGGCGGTAAGTGGTAATTTATCTACGGAAGCAAATCTGACGATACCTGCACCGATAAATTTCATAAGCGGGGGCGCAACTTTGACTTTTTTAGATGCATCTGCTACACTCCATCATGTAGTGAATGGTTTAATAACGGATTAAAAAAATGATTCAATGGGCATTAAATAATAATTGGGATGTTTATTTGGCAGGCGATGGAAATCCACGCTTGGTTACTGATAACCTTGAATTGGCACAAACGGTTGCATGCAATTGTCGTGTTATACTTGGCGAAAGCTGGGTGGATGATGCGGCCGGCGTTCCGTATTCTTTGGGCGATAACAAAACGAGTCTTTCGCAACTTTCTGAATATATTAGAATTGAAGCAATGAAAGATCCGCGTGTTCAGACAGCCACATTGGAACAGACCGAAATAAAAAATAGAACTTTTACTGGTATCATAAGCATAAATGGAGCAATCAATGTTAGGATTTAGCATAACCGACAGCGGCGTTGTTTTGGATGACGAAGCCACAATAAGACAAGCGCGCGAGCAGGATTGGAAGGCCGCGTATGCTTCTTTGGGCGAATTGAATACTGCACCCGCCACACCAAATGGTCAGCTTATAACGAACGAAGCGGCGCAGATAAACAATGTCAATCAAGTAATGCTTTGGATTTTACAGCAAATGTCGCCCAAAACAGCAACGGGCGCAGGGCTGGATTATCTATGCGCAATCATTGGAATCTCTCGCAAAATGGCAATTCCGACACAAATAACCGTCAGATGTTTCGGTGCGGTTGGCACAACGATTTATGGAAAATTAAACGCAACGCCAAGCAAGATTCAAGATTCCGCCAGCAATGTTTTTGTATCAGAAAATGATTATGTTATAGGGGTTGACGGATTCGTTGATGCATTATTCACGGCCGTGGATGGATTTGTTAGTTCGGTCGGGGTATTTTCAATTCTTACGATACAAACTGGCTGGGAAAGCATAACAACGCCATATCCGATTATTGAGGGAACTCCGACAGAGTCTGATAACGCCTTGCGGGCCAGATATGATAGCGCGGTTACGCAAAACGGCGTTGGCACTGTATCGTCAATGGCAGGATATATCAATAATAGCGTGCCGGATGTTATCTATGCGACAGGGGATGAGAACAACACGGGCGTGGCAAAAACGCCTTTTGCTTATACAATCGCACCACATAGTTATGTAGTTTCAGTTCTGGGTGGCGACAACGCGGCGATAGCAAAGGCAATTTATGATAAAATGAGTTTGGCGGCGCAGCAAGGCAATACAACAATCAGTGTTTATGAGCCATTAAATGGGCAAACATATCCTATAAAATTCTTGCGCCCAGATGAACAGCCTTTGGACATAATGGTAACGATTACAGATTCTCCTTATGTCCCGTCTGATATAGTTGCCCAAGTGGAAGCGGCATGTAATTCTGCATTTGACGCAAAGCCAGAGCGGATGTTCACAAAATACTTCGCCACGGCATTTCAATCCAAGGTTGCACTGATCGCAGGTGTGAATAATGTGACGGTTCAATTATCTATTGACGGCGGTTTAACTTGGTTGGATTCTATTCAATATGACTTAGACAAATACGCAGTGATTGGAACAATAACGACCGACATAGTTTCAGAGAGCTAGATATGAAAAAGCTGGATTATAAACAAACGATTTTATCGCAATATGCAGATTCAGAAACTCTGAAATCGTTGATGGCATCATTGTCTGACGACATTTCAATAGATCCAGACTGGGTGGCTACAAATTTATTAAATCCAGAAACATGCACGAAATACATTTTAATTAAAATCGCGCAGCGTTGGGGCGTGAATTCGCCGATGCTTTTGACTCCGCTTATGGAGAATCACGACTTTTTATATGACACCGATGATGGTTATGGATTTTATACATCAACGGGAGATGGTGGAACTTTTAATATAAAAACGCCAAGCCCAAAGCAATACATAACACTTTCAAGCAGTAATTTGTTAAAATTGATGTATATCAATGCGGCGATTGCAACGAATGTGCCGTCAATAGGAATTATGAATCAGATAATGGCAAGAATGTTCTTTGGCCGTGGTAATTGCTGGATTGACGTTTCAGATATTGATAATTTTGTATTGACTTGGAAATTTGCATTTGAACTTAACACACAAGAAAAGTTATTATTGCAGAACGGATTGTTTAATTTCTTGAGCGGATATGAGTTCAGATACGAGGACAATGTATAGCAAAATTGACATTTTCACGAAAAATAGTAAAATAAAAAAATAAAAGGAAATTAAAATGCGTCCATTTATCAAAGGAAAATTTGCGAATACTGCGGACTTGCCGGATGTTCCAGCAACTGCTAATGTCGGAAACGAATTCAATTATCTTGATGGAATTGCGCCCGCAACTGCGATTGACAAATCCGAAGGCGGATTGCCACAGGATAGGACAACATTAAATTCTGGGTTGCAATTATTATCCAAATTTGCCGTTGGTATCCAAAACGGCGAATACACATTGCAAACATTTGATACCAGAATGACTGTTGCACCAATGACGGGGTATTCAGTTGATTCAATTTTATATTATAATGATGTCGCAAATTCGGTTTGGCTCGTATTAAAATCAACAAAAGATAACAATACTGACGATTTCACACAAAATCCTTCGTATATCGGAACATCTTGGACGCAAGTTGGAATCCTGCCATATACATTGAGCGTTTTGGCAAAACCTGCTTTTCAGGCTGGACAGATAATGTTCGGGTTGTGGAAATCGTTACCGAGCGCATCTTATGTCTGGGGCGACGCTGGAAGACAGCAATTAAATAATGCGTCTGTAAATTATCCACATTTGGTCAATGCAATAACTTCGGGTTTAATCCCATACGATAATGTTGCGGCATGGGACGCAGCTTATGCGGCCCATCCTGATAATGTTGTGTCTTTCTGGGGGTACGATCCGGCAAATAACATAATCATTATCCCAAATATACCGCGTGGATATGGAATGACTGCTGCGGGTTCTTTGGCAAATGTCGGAACGGTATTACAAAATGCTGCACCTAATATAACTGGTTCGGCCCGTAAAACCTTTAATCGCGGAATTATGGATTCGTTTTCTGGTGCTTGCACTGCAGCTGCAGGTGTTCAAGGGAGTGCTAACGATGGAACTTCTGCAGGTTGGGTCCCAGGAGGTTTCAATTTTAATGCTTCGCTCTCTAGCGCAGCCTATGGTCGCGACAGCACGACACGAGTCCGTGGCGACCAAATCCAAATGCGTGTTATGTTTTATGTCGGTGCGGAAGTCAGCCCACAGGAAGCAAATCAAATAACTGCGGCGAACATTATATCAGAATTACACAGCAAATTATCAAAGCCTTCTGAATGGAGCATTGACGATTATGCAAGTATGCGCAGTGCTTTATACGATGTAGATTGGGATAACAGGCAAGCTTTATCAGTCACAACCACAAATCAGCCGATTGGAACATCTGGATTACTTGTTGGTTTTATAAATGCTGGTACAGGTGAAAGTTACTTATATATCAATAACATTGAAGTTTCTCGTGAAGCCAATGATTATGCGAAAATACAAATGTTTGTTAAATCTACTGATTTAATCCGTGCAAGCTATAATGCTATAAACACTTTGGGCGTCTTGCCTTATAAAAATGTGAGTGGCACAAATAATCTTATTCTTGGATTAAACTATTTTGGGAAATATGATACTCTTGCAAATCTAAATACTGCGAGCGCAACTTTAATAGCAAGTCCGCTTGGTAAGGGGCGCTGGGCATTAGTTGGAAATGATACAGATGGATATATTCGCTTTTATACCGCACCAACAGATGGAGCATTTGCAACATTTACTTGGGAAGTCGGAGCACCTGATACCACAGACGGGGATTATGTTGTTGCAACTGGCGGAGATAGCACAGCTTGGTATAGAAAATATAAATCTGGCTGGGTTGAACAAGGCGGACAATTTACGGCAACCAGTGTCGCAGATGGAACAGGAACCGCTGGAAATAATACGATAAACCTGCCTATTAAAATGGCAAATGATACATACTGGTATTCTGCTAATACACAAGTTGGTGGTTCTGGATGGAATTATGCTAACGGTGTTATATTAAACGCACGCTCACAAACAACACTGACATTAAAAGTTGTTGCAGGAACAGGCAATTGTTCATTATTCTGGGAAGTCAAAGGTATGGCGCAATAAGGGGGTTATTATGTTAAATGACATTGAATTACAAGCCGATTTGAATTGGTGGAAACAAATATAAAGCACACACAGACAAAAAGTAAAAGGTTACTCAGCATAAAAGGAAAAAATATGAGATTAGAAAAACCATATTCATTAGAACAATACGCTAGTTTAGCGATTTATTGTAATGCCAATAACTGCCACATTGAAGACAGGGGCGAATTTTTAGAATCCGTGGAAAATCCGCC